GTGTTTTTACGTTTCCGTTTCTTTGTACCTTCCAACGTCCATTCACGATCCGCGCACGGATGACCATGGCGCGCACAATTGCCGACGTGATCCAAAACGATGGCGGATTTTTTACCGTCCGACAATCGCAAAGCGCGTCCGATTTGCTGAAGAAACAAAGCCGTCGACATGGTCGGACGCAATAAAATTGCGCATTCGATCGCGGGAATGTCGGTTCCCTCTGAAATCAGATCGCAAGACGTGACAACCTGAACGGAACCGTTTCCGAGTCCGTTTAACACGCGATCGATTTTGGCTTGTTTCATTTTGCCGTTCACGCTTTCGGATGTGTAACCGGCCGCGCGGAACGAATCGCGCACGTGTTCGGCATGTTCGATCGATACACAAAACGCAACCGCCGGAACGCCTGAACATAGCTTCGTATAATGTCCGACCGCGTCGCCGGTGATGGTCGGTTTGTCCATGAATCCGGACAATTCTTTGCGGTTGAAATCACCACCGGATCGTTTGACGTCGATTTCGCCCACGGTCGGCGGCGCGTATATTGTCGGCTCTACCAAATAACCGCCATCGATCAAATTTTGAATTGTTAGTCCTTGAATCATGTCGTCGAAAACTTCGCCGAGTCCCGTCCCATCGGTTCGGATCGGTGTCGCCGTGACACCCAAAACACGCGCATTCGGAAACGCCTCTAAAACTTTTCGATATTGTCCGGCGGTCGCGTGATGGCATTCGTCGACGATTATTAAATCCGGTTTAAATGTGTGCAATCGTCTGACAAACGTTCCAATTTTTGCGACTTGGCATTCGTGCGCGTAATTGGGCGCGTAACCGGCACCGATTAAGCCGTGACGAACATTAAAATTCGATAACGTTTTCGATGTTTGTTTGAACAACGAATCCCGATGAACTAAGATCAGCACACGCGCACCGTTCGAAACCGATTTCGCCGCAATCCATGTAAAACAAATAGTTTTTCCCGCCGCCGGTCGGCAAAACCGCGCACACGGATCGATTCCGGTTGCGGAATGAATCGCGGATGTTATCGATTAGTGTTTTTTGATATGGTCGCGGTGTTAACATTGAATTTAAATTTTGCACGCGTATTAAAACGCGTAACCTTTGTACTTGTCTTTGAATATCCTTTTACAATAGATTGTTTTTTCATCAATTGTAATATATATAAACTAACCGGCTCCGGATCCAAATACATTTTCGTTTCTGTACTCATTTTTTTAAGTTTTTTATTACTGCTTATTTGCAAATATAAAATAATTTTTTTATTTTTACAACATCAAATCAATTTTATTTCACTTTTTAATTCCTTTTATCATGAAAACACATTGGAGAAAATTTATCAATGATAAGTATTTAAACGAATCCGATTTTTCGCATCCGGAAACGGGCGAAATGATAACCGTAATCGGAACCATAACTAAGATCGAAACCGAAAAAGTCACGAACCCGTCCGGCAAATCGGACGAATTGCCAATTTTATATTTCAATAAGCCCGTGAAACCTTTGGTTTTATCCGCAAAGGTAAATTTTAAAAATATCGAATCCGCATTGAAAACCGCATTCGTTGAAGATTGGATCGGACAACGAATCGAACTGTTTTACGATCCAAACGTGAAATTCGGTTCGCAGCGTGTCGGAGGTGTTCGCGTTAAACCGCGCGCACCTAAAACGAATCTTCCTACATTAACAACTGATCACGCGCATTTTCAATCGATCAAACAAGCGATCTCGGACGGCGCGCGTACAATTAGCCAAATCGAAAAAAAATTCGTTTTAACTAACGAAATTAAAGAACTATTAAAACCTTCTAACGATGCCAAATAAAGGAAATATAACACCATCGCAATTCAAAAAGATTATGACCAACCCGCGTTCCAAAAAAGCGCGGGAAAACGGCGAATGGTCACAAACCGCGATCACATACGCGAACGAACTCGTTTTGGCTCGGTTAGGTGTTGAGCGTGACGAAGTGAACGCCGCGTCGCTCGAATGGGGAAATACGTGGGAACCGATCGCGATTGAACGATACGAAGACGAAACCGGATCGTTTCCGGTATCGGTCGACAAATCAATTTTCCACCCTGAATTCGATTTCGTATGCGGAAAACCTGACGGTCTGGTGAACGCGGACGGAATTATCGAAATCAAATCACCGTTCAATCCGCTCAATCATTTAGCCAACATCGAAACGGCGGAACAATACGAAGATTATAAATATCAAATTCAAGGATATTTATGGATCACCGGCCGCGAATGGTGCGATTTTGTTTCCTACGATCACCGGTTCCCGGAACCGATGCAAATCGCGATACATCGAATCGAACGCGATCCCGAAATCGTTTCCGCGCTCCAATCGAAAATAATCGAGTTCGAAAAATTCATAGTTGCAAAACTTGAAAAACTACAAAAAAAGCTATAAATTTATATTGCAAGGGAGTTGCAAACAAAAAGTTCTTATTCTTTTATCTTGGGATTTTATGAATCCGCACGGCGTATCGTGCGGATTTTTTTTTGTCCTATGCGTGTCGATCAATCGATTTCGGCCACATCCAGACATGCACAAAAAAAACACGCAACCGTTTCCGATTACGTGTTCAATCCTAATTAACTAAAACCCTATTTTATCCTAAAACGGTAAATCGTCGCCCGAATCGATTTCGGGTTCGTCCACGTTCACGGGCGCGGGCGCGGATCCGGTTTTCTCTAATTTCCAACCTTGAATATTTACATAATATTTTCCGTTCCATTCACGGCCGCGAATATTGTACGACACGCCGACGGAATCGCCTTCGTTTAATCCATCCAAAAGTTCGGTTTTGTCCTGAACGAATTCGATCGGAACCGATTGCGGATATTTTTCGTCGGTCTCGATTACGAGTTCGCGTTTTTTAAATGTGTCTTTGATTTGTTCGGTTTCTCCTACCTTGATAACGACGCCGGTTAAAATTCCCATGTTGATTTTTTTTTGTAAAGGCTGCGGATAAAAACCGCCAAAAATACCTTCAATTTTTAAAAACGTTTTACAAAACAAATATAATATTTTAAAACTGAAAAATCAAATTTACATTCGAAAATATTTTCGTTAACGGTTCGTTTTGATTTCGTTAAGGTTTTCTTAACACTTTTGTAAACAAAACCGCCTAAATGTAAAGTATGTAAATTTGCCCGATTTACACCGAAACGCCGACGGTCACGGCATTAGAGACAAATGTAAATTTGTAAAGCGAAAATAAAGGGTCTCTATATAAAAAACGAACCAACATACACGAACACGGTTTCAATTCACATACGACCCATATATATATTTACATACTTTACAATATTATATAATATATATATAATGGGGGTTTTGGTGTAAAATTCGATGTAAATCCGGTGTAAAACGTGTAAATCTTATAAATTACGAAAGAAATTGCTAAATGAGTAATAAAAAAACGAACCCGAATACATAGCCGAACCGACAACGAACAAAATCGAGTATATTTATATTTAAAACGGTTTAGATTCGTTTGTATTCGAATTTATATTCGTTTTGGTGTATTGATACCAAAAATATTTTTAACGCTCTTAAAATCGAAATAAATGCGTTTTTGTGTTTTATTTGCAAATGCGGATTTATTTTTGTACTTTTAAATCGAAAACTTTGAGTACTTATTATGAAAAAATTTTATTGTATCGGTTTCGAGGAAGGATGCCGGAACGAACCATGTCCGGAATGTTGCAAAAACTGCGAAGGATGGTTGGCAAAATCCGACATCCCAGATTCGAAACCGGTAAAACACGAACCCGATGTCGACTCCGAAAAATTATATTGATCACAAAACCGAAACCGTTCCCGTGTGTAGACGCGCGGACGTATTCACATTTGAAATGATATGGAACAACCCGAAAACGTCCAACATCCGAACCACTACGGCGGCGGATGTTGGTTGTATGAAACGATAAAAGTGATAATGGCGTGGAATCTAAACTTTAATTTGGGAAACGCCGTTAAATATATCAGTCGCGCGGGGAAAAAGGATCCGGAAAAGTATGTCGAAGATCTGAAAAAAGCGCGCTTTTATATTGATTACGAAATTAAACAGCATGAAAAATAAACCGGGACGTCCTAAAGTTTGGGAATCAGTCGAAGCGATGCAAACCGCAATCGACGCATATTTCGCGGAATCGGATGCGAACGAATTGCCGTACACGGTCGCGGGTTTGGCGGGTGCGCTTGGACTTACTACTGAAGGACTCATGAACTACCAAAAACGAGACGACGACGAACGTTTTTTTGGGACGATAAAAGAAGCCAAACAAAAAATCGAATCGAACATGATTTCGCGCGCGCTCGCAAATAAAGTAAATCCGACCGTCGCCATATTTTTAGCGAAGGCGAATTTTAACTATTCCGATCAACCGAAGGACACGAACACCGAACGCAAAATCATAATCGAATTCGAAGGCGATGACGATGACGAATAAAACAAACCTATGACCAAATACGAACAATTAACGCGTGAAGCGCAACGCCTTGACAACAAATTAGCGCGATACATGGCCGAAAACGGTTTACAACTCGATGACGTGAAAACCGAAATCGAAAACAAAACGTGTCGGTTGTCCGCACGCGTTCGCGAATACGTGGTCGCGTATTTTAAGGTAAACGAATACGAGGACAAACGATTGGAACACGAAAACGAACAACCATCGAAACCCGAATAAAACTATTCAAACCGCATTCAGGACAACGCCTGATCCAACGAAACGCGCGACGGTTCAATCCGATCGTGTGCGGTCGTCGTTTTGGTAAAACGGATCTGATGTGTGTCGTAAAATGGCCGTTAATCGCGCCGGCTCTATTCCACGGGAAAAAGGTCGGTATCTTTGTTGACGACTTCAAAGATTTTTCCGAATCGTGGAATAAAATCGTCGATCGTTACGGACTCGATAAGGAAGGCGGATTGATATTGCACAAAGACGAAACAAAAAAAGTGATGCGATTCGTCGGTGGTGGTGTTTTGGATGTATGGTCGATAGGTAACGAAGGCCGCAAAGAAAAAGGACGCGGACGGAAATATCACCGCGTTATATATGAGGAAACGCAAAAAATCCCGGATCGTGTTTTAAAATATCATTGGGAAAACGTCGCGCGTCCGTGTCTGACTGATTACAAAGGCGACGCATATTTCATCGGAACGGCAGCGGGCAAAAATAACTATTGGTACAAACTTTGTCAACGTGGCGCGCGGAATGGATCCGCAAACGTGAACGAATACGGTGACGAAGATTTGTTGCCGAATAACGAATCCGATTCGTGGTGTACACACCGAATGCCGACGTCCGCGAATCCGTACATTGATCCGGACGAAATCGCCGACGCGCGGAACGATCTCGATCGCCTAACATACGAACAGGAATACATGTGTGTTTTTGTCGATTACGATGGCGATTCGTGGGTGTATGTGCTGAAAGATAAGGAACTACAAACGAAAGTATTCCAACCATCGAAGCCGGTTCGATGGGGGGAACAATTATATTTGTCGTTTGACTTCAACAAAATTCCTATGACCGCGCTCGTTATGCAAAAACGACCTTTGCCACAAAACGAAGTTATCCGGACGCGCTATCGTTACGGCGTGCATTTCGTTAAGGAATTCAAGATCGGATCGATCGAACAAGGCGAAGCGAGTATTTACGACACGTGTCAAGCGATTCGCGAATGGTGTCTTCAGGAAACCGGACGTAAAATCGGAAAATGGGACGACACACGACATCCGTGTTCGTTGCCGTTT